TTGCTGTGTTTACAACAGTGTTAGCTTGAACACCAAAGAGCTTGTAGTAAGCATCAGGAGTTAACACTAAATACTTCTCACCACTTACGTTATGCTCATCAAACTTTTGCAGAGCTGCGAATACAGCATCTACAATTTCTTGACCAGTAGAACCAGTGTTACCAGTGTTAGTATCAATAACACCAGCAGTTGCAGTTTCAGAACCACCAGCATCAGGATCAATTACATTAAGATCTGTGAAATCTGCGTGTGTCCAGTAACCAGCTTGGTCACCACCAGAAATAGTGGTTGCAGCTTTTAAGATAGTAGAGAAGATGTTTTTATCCGCAGCGTTAGCTAAGGCATTACCCATTTCTTTACTATAAGTCGATCGGACTTCATAGTGATTCATTGCTTCGTCGATTTTGGGTACGAAAGCCGCACTTACCAATAGATCGTCGACAGTTACAGTGATTTCACTGTGAGCCACAGAGTCACCTAAGATAGTTTGACCTGCTGTGTGGTAAGCTGCATCAATTACACCGATACTTGGGAACTGTGCTGATTTACCTTTGGAGATTGTACGCACTCTGTGAAGAGGCATCGCAATGTTTTTCTCTTCAAATGAAGTCAATACTTCACCAGAGAATTGTTTTAAGAAAAGTTCTCGTTTGTTAGAGCCGCCATTAGACGCACCTAATCGTGATACCTGAGTTTGATCAGTACCACTGTTTGCATTCCATACCATGATGTTTTACCTTTTAGTTAAATGTTTAAATGATTGAGTATTCTAGTCAGTCACTTAACACTTATCCGTTCTCTGAGATTATCCTTCGCAAAGGGTCAAAGGTAATTGGTGTATGTGTTGTTGTACTTTTAGAATTAAAAAAGCCTCCCGAAGGAGGCCAAAGAGACTATAGTTGGCTTCGACCAAGTTTGGTCTGCACCTGTTGACGGTATGCTGGATCGCTTTCATATCGGGAATCCTTCATGTCTTGTGTGACTTGCGCCCACGAGTCATAAGTACCGCCTGTTGAGTTAGTAGACTGTCCACCTATGAGGTCTGGGTCTACACCTTCAGCAGCTTGATAAGAGTTGCGTAAGCCTGCTACGGCCAATCTAACACTATCTATGTCTCCTGAGTCTATAGCACGATCAAAGGCATTAGCTTCTCCTTGTGAGAGATTATCAGCAGCCCAGCTGATCATTTGTTTATAAGACTCTTCACCGCCTACAGTATTGTAGACAGCATTTTGGTATTCAGAGTTAGTGGCCTCTTGACCTCTAATCCATGTATCTACCAAATCTCTTGAGAAGCCTTTCTCTTCGAGTGCGCCATAAGCGTTCTCTGAAAGACCTCCCTGTTCGTTGTACTCTTGTTGAAGAGAGTCAAAGTCGATACCAACATTATCCAATACTTGTTCAACCTCGGTTGCGTCTACATTGGGTGTTGGCTCTTGTTCAGCTTCTTCTGTATTTTGTGTGTCACCTGATCCCATCTTACTTTCTAAGTGGGCATACGCTTCTGCCATCTGTTCAGCATCTTTAAATTTAGACGGTAACCAATCAGGGCGTTCAGCAGTTTCAGGGTTGTTATTAGCCTCAAGCTGCTCACCTTTTTCAATCATCGCCTGTGCGTGTTCAGGGTTCTCACCTTGATCTTCGTACGTTGATAAGTTTTCTTGTTCCATAATAGTCTCTTTAGTTTTGGTTTATTTACCTTTTAAATAATCTGCTGCTCTTGTTCGTCTATCTTGTAACGATTGATTAGCCGAACCGAAGTTTCTTAAGTTAGCTTCAGCCCCTTCCCAATCACCTGATGTTACTTGATCCCAAAAGTTATAACTTCTAGTAGCTGATAGGCCGTGATTAAATACTAGGTCTGCAACAGCGGTCGCCTGATTCTTAGGGAGGTCATCCCAGCTGTTACCTGTGTCTTCTTCCCATGCTTGTCTAAGTCCTTTAAGCACGTCTTTTTTAGCCCATTCGTCAATAGCATTAGCATCTTCTTCAGTAAGAGCCAGTTCAGCTGCTTTATTAATAGCAGCGTCACCTTGCAAACCTAAAAAAGGTGTAAGCTTTTCAATAATAGAAGGGTCTAGTCCTTCTAAAGATTCGACTGTTCTACTTCCAAGATCAAAACCAGACGCTACCGTGACACCTGAGTGTCCCATAGCAGTCCCGTCTTTATTCTTAGGAACATAACCAGTTGTTTCAAAACCTTCTTGCTCTTTAATGTAATTCCAATCAATATTATCGACATGAGGATTGGGCTGGACTACCTGCACTTCTTCAGTAGGAGGAGCAGTGTAAACAACACCACCTACTTCTATAGAGTCACCCATACACATTACTCCTCCATTTCTATCTCAGTAGGCTCAGCATTTGCCATAGCCTCTGCCGCACCTTTCGCCATCGCTGGCGTAGCTTTCTCAGCCAAAGACATCATCTGTTGTTGCTGCATCATTTCTTCTTGCTGTTGCTGCATCATCATCTGTTCTTGCTGTTTCTGCTCTGGAGATTTAATAAGTCCTTGTGTGTCTATACCTATAGACGCTGCAAGCCTTGAGATGTAATCATCTATGTTCATCTCTTGTGCTATAACTTCAGCACCTAAGGGTTGTAAGTATTGTAAGAAGGCCGACAGTTTATTCAAGTCCTGTCCACGACCTAACGCTTCCAGACCTGTAACGATCTGAGGCTTGAGAGTGTCCTTAGGGAACTTAGGCATTTTCTTCTCTTTCTGCATCTTCTGTAAAAGGAGATTAACAAGAGGTACTTGAAACTCTTGAGAGAGAACGGAGTAGATACCACCAAGGGCAGTCTCTAACTCTTGCGCCATAAACCGTACTTCTTCTGCTGTAACACGCTCGGCATTACGTTGCACTGAGCTGTTAAGGAGGAACGCAAAAGAAAGACGTTCGACTATTGTGTTCATTGTTTCTTGTGCAACTCGGAAGTCATTAAACTTCTGTGCTTGCAGTGTGGTCACATCGTTAGCATCACCAGAGATAATACCACCGTTAGGTGAGTCTGCAATGTTGCGTATCTTTGTAGAGCCGTTAGGCCGAACCATAAAGAGGAGCTTCGCACTTGCGGCACTTCCTTCTACGATAGCTCTTGTTAAGGCTTCTAATGATTTAATGTCACCAATGTATTCTTCGACAAACGATCTACCATAATCTTCGCCATCAATAGCGATAAAACGCAAAGCCATCCAAGGAAGTTTTTCTTCAGAGTAAGAGCCTTGAGTTTTTGGTATTACAACATCGTGTACTTCTTGGTGTACTTTGAATGATTTACCTTCACGCTTAATACAGGTGTATAAGTCACACTCTTTCTTGTTTGTAGAGTTCTGATAAACAGGGTTCTCTAAGAGTGCTTCTTGTACCTCAGTAGGTAAGGCATCATAGGCTATCGTTTCCTTCGTGATAATCTTTAACAGGTTACCCATTGAGTCACGCTGTACAGTATAACGATCTAAACGGAACACTTTCATACCACCCTTAGGCGGTAAGTGTACGAGGGCATTACCTGCTACGATTAACTGCTTGATTGCTTCAAAGGCAGGGACTCGAATAGCTCTTGATTCTATTTCTTGTGTTGCGCTTCTTTCTATTCTAGCTAGGGCTTCTTCAGCAGCACCTCTCGCTTCAGCACCTAACTCGACTAAATCATAATCATCTATAGTAAGACGAAAGAATGGTTCATTAGGTGGGAGGAGAGTCATCAGGAGCTTCGATGCCAAGTTGTTGACACCTCTAGCTCCGACTGACTGATAGGGAGTATCGTAATGACTAGAACCATTATTTCCCTCAGGGGGTACGAGGGTTGGTATGGTTAGCTCAGAACAATTTCTAGCCCTAGTTAGAAACGCATCACGATCTGCTGTCATATTATCATAGGTCTTACCTATGCTCGTATTTAGATCGTATTCCATTGTTTAATCCTTAATATTGACCGCCACCAATTTTCAATCCAGTACCTGCTGCTGAACCTTTGGTCTGTACGCCTGATTTACCACGACCGAGACTACCTTTAGATCCAGCTCTCCTCTTCTTAAGTCCTGTTGCATTAGAATCTACAGCATCTTCAAGAGCTTCTGGTGGTTTCTCTGGGGGTGGTGGAGCGGCTGGTGGTGGTGGAGGTGGTGGAGGAGTCTTCACTTTAGGGGCAATACACATAATTATGTCTCATCTGGTTGGTCATCTTCGTATAGAAACTCGATGCGATTGATGACAGATTGTTGACCCTGAAGATATGCCAGCTGTGCTGGAGTTGTTTCAAGGTTTGTTGGGAGTCGATTAGGGAACAGTTCTTTAAATAACTCTACTAATTCTTTAGTAATTATAGGTTTTCTAATCATAGTTGTTTCTCTTAGGGGTAACCTTTTGATGGGTGTATATAAATCAAGGGGTTAGAGGAAAGTGTAACCATGTGTTTGCGATGATATGGAGGCAGGTTACCACCTCCAATACCACTATCGCTTTAGCCTTAGATTTCACACTGACCAGCTACACAAGCTAACTCCTGTGTTCCTGTCGTAGTGTCTTCTTTCTCAAACTCACCTAGTCTATCCCACTCAATCTCTGAGGGCATATCTAGCTTGAGCTTCTTGTACGTTTCTTCATCAATAGCCTCATAAGGGGCTTGCTGATAGACATGATCAGTACGAGGTAGAAAGCTAATACCTGAACAGCTGTCCAGCCTGTCCCATAACCATTGGCCTGCCGCTAAGAACTCAGCATCAGAATAGTAAATAGTTACACTCGGCTTATGCTCACACCAGTTATCCTGATAGACTTCCCACAGATCTAGCTGTGTCTGTACGTCTAGTTCATTTACACTAACAGCACCGTCAGGAGCTTTGACAGGGAACGAGAACACGTAGTTCTCATTGTTCATCACGTCCTTCTCCCAAGGCACTCCAGCATTTTTAAGAAACGCTGAGATAGGGTCTTTCCCATCCGAGCGTACTCGTCTGATGTAGTGCGGAGAGAACCGAGCGTGTATACCTGATGCACTATCCACTAACTGGCTGACTGTACCTGAAGGTTTAACGCAAGTGATGGCTGTTGATTGATTAACACCTAGCTCGTTCGCCCATCGTTTGTTAGTGTCGATAGCTACCTGCTTTAGCCTCAGCAATACGTCACTAAGGATAGGCTGGTTAGGATGATCAAACCATGTACCGCTTGTCTGCTTACCTGAGAGTACCGAGTGATCCATGATGCCTGTCATGCTAACACCAAGTAGGCACTCCTCTTCTGTGTTCTTCTTCCAGACAGAACGCACGTAACGAAAGTCAGTTAAGGATGACTGTAGTGTTCCTAGTATGGTAGCAATCTCAACCTTACGTTTTAAATCATCAA